TGTTATCTTTAATCAAAGAAAATATTGATGAGATGGCAATGGATTTCGACACACAAGATAGACCTGACCAAGGTTTACAAAATACATTACAAACAGGTGATACACCTTTAAAGAAAATTCCTTTACCTAAAACGGGTGATGAACCTAATAAAAACTTCCAAGAATTATTAGCTTCAGAAAGATATAGACAAGTTGTAAATAGAATTAGAGAATATACCGGTTTAAATACAAGTTTAAATGGTATGCAAGGTATGATGCCATTGGCTCAAATGATGCAAGATGCACACAATCAAATCGTTAGAATCGAACAAAGTAAAAGAGAAGAATTAGAACAATTGGCAATTGAATTAGTAACTAAAGAAATGAATATTCCTGAAGGAGCATTTAATTTCGATGCTAAAATTGTTGGTATGGGAGAAATCGATACTGATGATTTTAACAATTCAATGGAACAACAACCAAATATTGAACCAGTAGATGTTGAAAAAGATTTATTCACTGATTTAGAACAAGTAAATTTAGAAAAAGCTAAAAGAAGACTTATTAATAGTATGGTACAAGGGGCATCTAAAAGAGGTCATTATATGTATCATTTAGTTGGTGATAGAATTAGAGAAATCACAGGTTCAGAAAATTTACTTAGTTTATATGGAGTCCTAATGTCAATTAATGATACGTTATATTGGCAAATTAGTGATGAACAAATGCAAATGATGATGGGTGGCGGAGGAGGAGAGGCTTCTATCGGAGGTAAAGAATCTGTGGATAGAAATACAACCCCACCAACAATTGTAGCAAGGGCAGTGAATTTCCCAATTTTAGTACACGAATTAATTAAGGGTGTAATGGAAATATTCGCAATTCAAGGTAGACCAGAAGATGAAGAAGGTTATGATGAGGTTGAAGATTCTGAAGATACATTGAAAAATGAAATGTGGGATTTACGTTTAGGTCCTGCAATATGGGATAGAATTAGAAGTCAATTTCCTGATGAAATTATATTTGACAATCCTGAATTACAAAATTATTTGTTAGTTGAAATTTTTAAATTACCGGCTAAGAAATTTTTAATTTTAATGAAAGAAGTTATCTCAAATTCAGAAAGAGGTAAAAAATTATTAGAAGAAATTGTTGAGAGTATTAAAAGAATGTTGAATGACCAAGACTATGAAGATGTAATGAGTCAATTTGAAAGTGATTTAGATGATGCAACTGAAGAAGCTGAATCTGAAAATTTTAACTTTGATGATTTTTTAAATTCAATGGGTATTAGGAGGTCAGATGACAGTGATGAAGAAGACGACGATGAAGGTGGTGAATTAGTACCAGTTCGTTAAAATAATTAAAAGGTGGTTTTAAACCACCTTTTTTCATATTTATATATATGAATTCGAGAATAGAGCAACTTAAGGAATATGCGAGAATAATGAAAGATACTCCATATGCACTTAAAACTTATTTACAGACATACGATAACACACAAAAGAAATTTGTTCCGTTAGAGTTATTTCCGGACCAAGAACAACTTATCTTGGACTATGACAAATATAATGAGAATATAACAAGAAAATATAGACAGGCGGGGGTTTCTACAGTAACATCTGCTTGGATTTCAAAAAAATTACAATTAGCGAAACCTGAAAATCCTGAAAGAGTTCTTGTAATTGCGAATAAAAGGGATACCGCAATTGAAATGGCAAATAAAATACGTCATTTCTTAGAACAATGGCCCGAATGGATTAATGTTGGATTCTCACCCGATAAAAACTCTGAAAGTAGATTCCGTTTAAATAATGGTTCTGAAGTTAAGGCGGTTGCAACATCTGCCGATGCACTTCGTGGTTTCACACCCACTATTCTTGTATTTGATGAAGCCGCATATATTGAGGCGGGTGAAGATTTCTGGGCAGCTTCTATGGCCTCTCTATCTACAGGTGGTAAGATTATATTGATTTCAACACCCAATGGATACGACCCAATTTATTACGGTGTGTATGACCAGGCAATTCGTGGAATGAATGATTTTCATATTACTGATTTACGTTGGTTTAAAGACCCACGATATACGAAAGATTTACGTTGGGTTAAATGTAAAGACATATGTCATTATATGTTGAATAGAGAACAATATGATGATAATGAAGTTGTTTTATATGATTTTGATATTACCAAATATACTGAATTAGAAGAACAAGGTTATAAACCATTTTCAAGTTGGTTTGAATCAATGTCTAAAAAATTCAAATATGATAGACGTAAGATTGCTCAAGAATTGGAATGTGATTTCCTTGGTTCGGGTGACGGGGTAATACCGGGGGAAATCCAAGAAAACATTGCAAAAAATTTAGTTCGAGTACCAAAAGAAAAATATATGCAAGGTACTATGTGGCAATGGAAAGAACCAGTTCAAGGACATCGTTATATTATGGGAGTGGATGTAAGTAGAGGGGATAGTGAAGATTTCTCATCAATTAATATTATTGATTTTGATGAGAGAGAACAAGTAATGGAATATGTTGGTAAAATACCACCAGATGATTTAGCTTCAATAGCATATAAATGGGGTATCTTATATGAAGCCTTTATTGTTATAGATATTACGGGAGGTATGGGTATTGCAACATCTCGTAAATTACAAGAGATGAATTATAAAAATTTATACATTGATGGTATTAATACACAAAATGTTTGGGATTATAATAGAAAAGTGATGGAGAAAATCCCCGGTATAAATTTCAATAATAAAAGGTCACAAATTGTTGCCGCTTTTGAAGAACAAGTTAGAAAAGGATTTGCTATTAGGTCTACAAGATTATTGAATGAATTGAATACGTTTGTTTATATCAATGGAAGACCTGACCATATGAAAGGTGCTCACGATGATTCCATAATGAGTATGTCAATGGCTTTATATGCTGGTGACATATCATTTAATCAATTAGAGAAGAATACCGCAAAAAATGTTGCAATGATGGAATCGTGGACATTATCTGAAAGAACGTATGAACCTCAAAAGTCTTTTTATTCATATGGACAGGCATTTGACCAAATTGGTTCTATGGGTATGGACAATTCAATGTATGGTTCAAATAGAAGTCAACAAGTATCGTCTGAGCATTATAAAGAATATTCTTGGTTATTTGGTAAACCCAGATAACATTTCGTTTCTCAAAAAATAAGTTTATATTATAAAGAAAAGTATTTATATACAATGGCAGACCAAAATTTAACCGTATTTCAGAAATTAACAAGAATGTTTGGATTTCCGGGTCAAACTAAACCGGACCAAATGCCGTCTTTTAATTTCTCAAAAGATGAATTATTAAAAACTGATAGTAGAGAAGAATATGAAAAGGCAATGTTGCAGGCTCAACAAAGTCAATACATTGCCGATAAATTTACTAAGTTAGACCAATCATTATATAACCAATCGGTTTATTATGAACCAAATAGATTGGCGGCATATTATGATTATGAATCAATGGAGTTCACTCCTGAAATATCCGCAGCTTTAGATATCTATGCGGAAGAATCAACAACGTTATCTGAGAAAGGTAAAATATTAGAAATTTATTCTGAATCAGAAAGAGTAAAATCAATATTGGAAGATTTATTCACCAATAAGTTAGACATAAACACAAATTTACAAATGTGGACTCGCGGATTATGTAAGTATGGTGATAATTTTGTTTACTTAAAGATAGATCCTGAAAAAGGATTGATTGGTTGTCAACAATTACCAAATATTGAAATTGAAAGGATAGAAGGTGCAGCATCTAAAACACCAAACCAAAAAACAGAAAAAACACCAAGTAGAGAATTAAGATTCCAATGGAAGAATAAAGATATGGAATTCCAAGCTTGGGAAATTGCACACTTTAGACTTTTAGGTGATGATAGAAAGTTACCATACGGGACTTCAATGTTAGATAAGATTAGAAGAATTTGGAAACAACTTCTACTTGCTGAAGATGCAATGTTAATTTATAGAACATCGAGAGCACCTGAAAGACGTGTATTCAAAATATTTGTTGGTAATATGGATGATAAAGATATCGAACCATATGTACAACGTGTTGCAAACAAATTTAAAAGAGACCAAATAGTTGATAATAGAAATGGTCAAGTGGATATGAGATATAATCAAATGGCAGTAGACCAAGATTATTTCATACCAGTACGTGACCCAGGTCAAGCGAATCCAATTGAAACTTTACCGGGGGCACAGAATTTAGGTGAGATAGCAGATATTGAATACATCCAAAAGAAAATGTTAGCCGCTCTTCGTATTCCTAAAGCCTTTTTAGGATTTGAGGAAGTGGTTGGTGAAGGAAAAAGTTTAGCATTAATGGACATCCGTTTTGCTAGAACAATTAATAGAATTCAAAAATCAGTAATACAAGAATTAAATAAGATTGCTTTAGTACATCTTTATTTATTAGGTTTAGAAGATGAATTAAATAATTTTAGTTTATCATTAACTAACCCATCTGCACAATCTGATTTACTTAGAATTGAAACTTGGAAAGAGAAAATAACACTTTATAAGGATGCAACATCTGACCAATCACAAGTAGGTATTCTTCCTGTATCACATACTTGGGCCAAGAAAAATATTCTTGGTATGAGTGATAGTGAAGTTATACTTGATTTACAACAACAAAGACTTGAACGTGCAATGGGATTTGAATTAACAAATACTCAAAATGTTATTAAACGTTCGGGTGTATTTGATGAAGTTGATGCTAAATACGGTATACCTGAAGAAGAAAGAGAAAAGGCAATGGCAAACGCCGCTGAAGGTGGAGCGGAAGGTGGATTAGATATGGGAGGTGCTATGCCACCTGCACCGGCCGGTGGTGGAGAAGAACCATTATCAGAATCTAAAAAATCTAAAATATTAGGAATGTTGGGTGAAGAAGAAATGAATTTTGATGATTTATTTGATATGAAGAAAGCACAACAGAATATTTATGAAATAGAAACAAAAATAAAAGACATATTAAACGATTAACAATGAACAAATTCGGGGTGTTAAAAACAAAAATGTTGACAAAATTAACTGAATCTTATTCACAAGAAAATAAGAAAGAAGTTAAAGACATTTTGAATACAATTAAAGAAAATAAAGACTTCAAAGAGATGTACTTGTTTTATGAAGAAATTGAAAACAAATATATTTCAGATAAAGAAACTGCGAAGTTATATGTTGAGGGGTTGAGTTCAATGTTAGGTAGCTCAATGTCTAAACTAACTACATTTTGTGAATCTTTAAATTCAAAATTAGGTAATATTGAAATAAATAACAATTCATTGTACGAATCATTAGATACATTAATTGAAAAAGATACATTATCAAATATTGAAAAGAAAGTAGTTGCAAAGCAAAAATTAGTTGAACATTTAACCACTAAAAAAGAAATCTTAGAATCTAAAGACTCAACATTGGTTCCAAACGAATCATTATTACAAGCGGTTTTAGCTAATAATTTTAATGTATTATATTCAAATACATTATCAGAATCTCAAAAAGAAGAATTGAAAAATATTTTATCGATTTCTCACGATGATTTAATTACTAAAACTAATGAATTACAAGAATCAATCATCAATCAAGTTTCAACATTATTAAATGAATCTAACGATACTGATTTAACCACTAAACTTAATAAAGTACGAGATGAGGTCAGTCAAATGACAGTATCGAAATACAATTACTACAGATTAACAGAATTAAAAAATGGTCTTAATTAAGACCATTTTTTATTTGTTGAACATATCTTGCCTTCAGAACTTCTTTTCTTCTTATAACTGAGGGTTTTACAAATTCTTGTCTTTCCCTTAATTTTTGAATTTGCTTAGTTCTTTGAACTTTACTTTTGTAAGTTCTTAATGCACTTTCAATGCTCTTTTCTTTTGATAAATCGATAATAATCATATTAATAATAATTACTTTACAAATATA